GAAGAGTACAATGTCGAACTGAATCCAGACACAGAAACATCTAAAAATATCATCGGAGAATCAACATTTAAACATAATGGATACGAAGTATCTTCTGAAGCTGACCCTTATTATGCAGAAGCTGACTCTGTATTATCACAGAAATTGCAGGAAATTGTTGATAATCGTTACACAGACGACAACTTAAAGACAAACGCCGTAGAAGTGCATATGTGGAAAGAAGCTACAAGCGGAGCTTATGAAGCATATCAGCAGGAATGTTATGTAACACCTACATCATACGGTGGGGATACATCTGGTTATCAGATTCCATTTACCGTCAATTATGTTGGAGAACGTAAAAAAGGTACTTACAACGTTGAAACAGGTAAATTTACAGCAGCTACAAGTTCAGTAAATGCATCAAGCACAGGGAAATAGGGGTTAAGCAATGGAAGAATTAAGAAGAAAAGTCAAAACTGGTGCCTTAAATGTGGTACTGACCAATGAAGATGATGCAGAGATTGGAAGATTTTCTTTCAATCCTGTTGATTTAAATATCATTAGAAGATACGAAGAGGTAGTTGCAAATCTTGAAAAGATGGAAGTACCAGAAGATGCAACAGAAAAAGATATTCTGGAATTATCCGACAGATTAGAAGAACAGATTGATTACTTACTCAACTCTAAAGCTTCTAAATCTGTTTTTGCTATCTGCAATCCGCTGACATTAACAGAAAGTGGAGATTTCTTTATTGAGAATATCATCGTTGAGATTGCGGACGTTATTGAGCAGGTAACAGACCAGAGAATCAAAAAGAAACAGGCGAAAATTAAAAGGGCAACGTCTAAATATCACAAATAATGGAAGTTTGGGAACTTCCTACATCCATAGTAGTTGGTGGCATAGATTATGAAATACGCACAGATTTTCGTGCAGTTCTGGATATTTTAAAAACATTTAATGACCCAGACTTTGAGAACGATGAAAAGTGGATTGTTTGCCTTACCATTTTATACGTTGATTTTGGAAATATGCCATCACAAGACTATGAAGAAGCTATTGAAAAAGCCATCGAATTTATTGACATGGGTATCAAGGACGATGGGAAGAAACAACCTCATGTGATGGATTGGGAACATGATGCACCAGTTATCATCCCATCTGTTAACCGTGTACTTGGAAAAGAAATACGAGCTATGCAGTATTTACATTGGTGGACTTTTTTAGGAGCTTACATGGAAATTGGAGAGTCTTTGTTTTCGCAGATTCTTAGTGTTCGCATGAAGAAAGCCAAAGGAAAGAAACTGGAAGATTGGGAAAGAGAGTTCTACAAAGAAAATAAAACGCTTATTGACCTAGATGTTAAATATTCCGAAGAGGAATTAGAAGAACAGAAACGTTTGAACGATTTACTGAA